CCAGGTCTATCTCGTTGCCCTCTAGTTTATCAACAATCTCTTGAACTTCTTTGATACCTCTCTCGAAACTCATTCCGAGATACTAACATGACTTTATTCTATTCGCCATATCCTGTATCTAGAATTTGCGTCCCTTCTCATTCTAAATTTTTTAGGCTTGAACTCAGACCTGTAAAAATGTTGTCTGTATTTGTAGGCTTGTTTCTTAGACAAGTCACCTATACTTTCACCTACACCTAGATTGTATAAAGTCTGCACGAATGGAGAATAAAATCTAGGCATAGGAATGTATTTATCTACTTTGAATTTTTTCACTATACTGTTCTTTGAAACATAGCCAGGCGTTTCTTTTAGATAATTTTTCCTCGCCATTATAACTGCGTTCAGTATTAACTGCCCATAACCAATAGCTAAAGTTTCTTAGTATTGTTTGGCTTGGATCAAAACTATAGTCTTCTGTATGCCCAAATCTAATTGCCTTATTCATCATACCAATCTCCACAGACAAAAAGACAACCCCAAGTAAAATACTTGTAAAGTATTAGGGCTACTAAAGGCACTAAGATAATTCCCCACTCTAATAATTTGTCTTTATTTTTTTGGGTTATTTTCATTTCTCTCTCCCTTTTTTATTTCTTGACAGGACAAAACTTCTTCATGCTCATCACAAGCTATAGCACAGATGTTGCCCTCTCTTATATTTTTATTTAACAATCTAGACGCAGACCTGATAGCTTGTTCATCACCATCTGCGTCCACACAAAAATTCGCAACGAAAGTTTGTTTTATTTTAATTTCAAACTTACTCATGAGTATTTGTTTTATCCAATAAGTTTATAGGATAAATGTTTATTATAAAATTACCATCTTGGTAAGTGTCTATTCTAAACTCATCAGCTTCCTCGTAAGAATCAAATAAACCAAAAGATGTGACAAGAGGTCGATGTGAGTTAGGATCTCCATACTCAACTAACATTATGTATTTTGTTGGACTGTCCATGAAATATTCTCCTATTATCTAGCTGACTGCTCCTATAGTTCGTCCTCTATACAATAAGGCTCTTCATAAACCTTTTGATAGTGAAGAACTGTATTCTTATTACAATCTGAACAGAAATAGTAATCTTGTCCAAAACCACTTCCTTCATCTGTATTTTCTGTAAAATATGCAGTAGAGCCACAACTTTTACACTCTACCTTATTACTATCTCCGTCTATAAATGGATTGCTCATTTCTCCTCCTATTTTTTCCACATATCTTTATAAAGTCTTTTAGCTAATTTGGTTTCCCCATTAACAAAAGAATGAATACTATCAACCATAATTTCATGCTTGATTTTATTATTGGCTATTGATGTTAGTAATACTTCTGTATCATTACCATCAAAAGTATCAAGCCAATCTTTAACTTCGTTTGAACTAAACATGATCATATTTATTCTTCCCCCTCACTATTAAACCAAACTGCAAAACCTACTGCCATTGATACAAACAGTAAGAACAATACTACTATCTCAGCACTCATCATTATTCACCTCTTTAATAGAAACAACTTTAACTTCTGTATGATGTGGCTCATTATCGCAACCATCACTTTCAGCTAAATCTTCTGCTTCATATTCATCTTTAGCTGTAATGGTCAATACATGACTTTCAACTACATCAACTATAACTTTATACTTTTTCATCATTCACCCCCTATGTTATGTAGTCTGTTGGACTAAACTTAATAATTTCTGCTAAATGCACTTTGTTACTTTGAGGTAAGAACGCATAACTATTTACACGAGTGCCTTTGTATTCATCTACTAAACTGCGAGCCTGTTCTTCTGTTTCAGCTTGCACAACATAGGTAGAAAACCAAGTGCCTGTATGTTCCACAGTAAGTGCGTATTTTCTCAAATCTTTTCTCTCAGAGTTATTCTCATAATCTGCGAGCTTTTGATTTAAAATTTCGTTTTCTTTTAAAAGTTTTCTCAATAACTTTTTATCTTCAGTCGACATAATTCTCCTCACTATCCTGGATAGTTAAACCCCATAATCAAAGGGTGACAAATCTAGGTCTGCCAAAAGATATGTGACATCACAATCGCCACCTTCATAACCCAAAAGATCTTTATGCTCTTTCTGGTAAATACTATTCAACTCTTGCTCAGTTTCAAAACCCTGTTCAAAAGCTTTCTCGAAAGCCTTAACTTTATCGTCAAAGTCCTTGCGTTCTAAGAAGTTAAAGTAAGGCACATTAAATGTTTTTCCCATAATGTTTCCTCAGTTAATAAGATTGTTAAACTCATCCCAATCTTCATCTCTTATTTCCACACACAAGATTTCCTTGTATGGTTTCTTATACTTCAGTTCCATCTTTCTCCTAAACAAAAAAGATTTCACTTCACGAATAAACTTTTTAATTATCATTCAACTCCCCCTCTGTTGTGATACTTGGCTAACTTATCAACTAAATTATTGAAGTCTTTATGTGTCACATTTTGACCATTAAAACATTCAGGATTGTCATTGATAGTTTCAAGTATCGGATTTTTTGGTGGGTTGTTAGACAGTTCCTTACAGTAATACATATCATGTAAATCTATAAGTTCTTGGATAATCGCTAATTCTTTTTTGGTAAATTCTAAAGTCATTTTTTCTCCTTACCTAAAACTTTGTCATAAATCATATTGACATGATTTGCTATATCAATCTTGTCAATTAAATCTGCGTATCTGCGTTCATCTGCTTGGGTAGGGCAATCATTTTTCTTAACCCTACTCAAAGCAAATCTCACCATTTCTAATTCTTCTTTGCTAAGTTTCACTTTTTCTCCTTATGAAATTTTCTAAATTTTTTTTCAATGCTTTTAAACAGTTTTTCTACTTTCTTTCTTGAGTAGCCATAATCTTGTTGCAACCACTCAGGCATATAATCGTTTCTCATAGTGTCGTCACCACTATCCATGTCAAAAGAAATTTCTAACAACTCCATTTCTTCTTTGGTAAATATAATCATTCTTTCTCCTCATCAAAATCTAAATAATATTTCATATTATCTTTCGCCCATTGAGTTTGAGGTCTTTTATTTTTTAGAGATCTTAGAGCCTTCCCATCCCACTCTCCACATTCCTCTCTCTCTAGGTTTAAATCTTCTAAACTATCTATTTGAACATGAGTGTGAGTATTAAAACCACAATCATAACAATAGGTGCTTTCTAAATTAAATGGTTTCCAATCAACCACTATCTCGTATTTGTCGCTATTACAATTTGGACAAGTTCCACTATCAGAATAACCACTCATTTTTCCTCCTTTAATTGATATGTAATTTGTTTCAATAAAGTATTTCTAGGGTTTTTATCCCACATAAATACCTTATCCCAATCAGCGTCATCTATTTCATATTTTTCAAATATGTCATATTTATAATTTTCAAACTCAACATAAGTGCCGTTGTGTCGCAACTCAATGTATCTGTCTAATATTTCTTTTGCCTTTTTTATTGGCTTTTCCATTATTTTTCCCCCTTATTTCTTTTGAAAGGCTTAGCGTGTTCTCCTATCTTTATTCCTCCTTTAAATGAGATAGGATTATTTGAAACCTCTATGCCATAATCTTCTACAAATGTTTCTATATCTAAATCAATATTAAATTTTTCTTCTAACATTTTTAAATCAGCAGTAGAAAAACCATCAAAACATTCTATTTCAAAAAAGGGAGTGTATTTTTTTCCTGTTTCAAGAGAAACAGTATCCTCATATTCTCCCTCGTAGTAATTAAATTCGTTGAACATAATTTTAGGATATGGCTCGTAGTTATTTGAAAGTCGATTAGAATTATCTTTATTAATTCTGCTTAACAAACAATCAATTCTATAAGTTACCCAAGTATCAACTGCGTTCTCATGAAATGGCTCAGACAAGACTGCCCAAGTTTCTACATAGTCCTCATACTTTTCTTTGTATGTGAACTTTATTCGTTCTTTAATATTTTTCATTTTCATAGGTCTTAAAAAAAAGAGAAAGGGTATTACCCCTCTCTCTTATTCATTCTCCTTTCAAAAATACTTTTATCTACTAAACAAAATAGATATTTGTTTTCTCTTTTATTTATTGCTACCTCTTCGTCTTGTAAAAATCTGTCATTTTCCCAACGATTTTCAAAGACATAAAGTTTATAATATTCATCACCATACTCTTCTAAAAGTTTAGCAATTTTTTCGTTAATCTCCTTTACTAATGGATTAGTAAAGTTATTTAATACTTTTTTATCTTTCATTAGTTTTCCCCTTTTAAAGTCTCACAGTTGCCTACAATCTCAGCATACTTTTGAGCAGTCTGTAATATCCAAAGATTATCATTAGTTAATCTTCTTCTTTGTGAATTATCACAACAACAAACAGCATTGTATAAATCTGCCATAGCTTTAGATAATGGTTTAGCTCTAGTATCTACCATACCTTTATCCACTAAGTGCATAGCAAATTTATCTCCACTTGCTACACCATAGTCTTTTACATCATTTTTCAGTTTTCTCATTTTAGTTTCCTCCTTAATCAAAAACATAGTTTATTATACCAAATGTATAGTTTCATACAATGTTTATACAAAAGTAAATGATAATGGAAAATAAAAAAGAAAATCGAAACGACAATATTTAATCTCACTTCCCCCCTCTCAGACAGAAGTTCGGAAAATTTTTGAGCATTTTTGAGAATAAGGACCTTTCTTTTAAGATTTAAGGACCCGTAAAATTACAGACCTCAAAAATTTTTATTCAGGTCTGCCGATTAATCTGCGACCAGGTAAATTAATCTGCGCCCTGACACTTCCCATGTGCGAGCCGAGTTGTTTATAAATCTGCGAGCTTGTGCGTCCAGGAAATCTGCGAGCCGATAGGTAAAAAAAAGCCCGACTTTTACATCGGGCTACACATTCACACACTTGGAGAAAACTTATGAAAGTGAACAGTTCCAATTCTAAATCAAAACTGCGAGCTTTTGCAAATTTAATGTGCGAACATGAAAAAACCTGGCAGTGTCTAAATATTTTTGAGGGGAGAACACCACCAGGTTTTTATTACTTTCACTTTATTTTTGATCCACGATAAAGTTTTACATCAACTACTTTTTTTAAATCTTCTAAAGAATTAAAAGTCATATCGCCATCAGTTAAAGTTCCATCTTTTTCTAATTTAAAAACATAACCATCTTCTGTTATGTATTTCTTAGATCTATTTATTTTTCTAGTCATAATCAATCAGGGGTGTATTTCTACACCCCCCCTCCTTTAGTCCATTAAAATTTCAACTTTAGTGATGCGTTGATCCTTATTCATGTAACCATAAACAGGATACCTACCATCACCATAGCCACTAGAAAATGCTACTCCTAAATAAATACCATTGTGTTGCAACATGCCACCGCCATCTTCGTTTAAGGTAGTGTGGCAGGAGCCATTGTAGCTGTAGGAATTATCGGGTTCAGCGTCTTCGAAGTTGTTGTTATCAAAATCACGCACATAAGATGGATCAGTGACCATTAGCTGTCCACTATCTACTGCCACATGACCTAAATATACTTTTTCCATAATAAACTAGGGGTGTATTTCTACACCCCCCTCCCTTATTCGTTTGGAAATTTATTACCCAACAACCAAAGGTTAAACACTTTGATTGCATCTTCTCTTGTCAACTCAAGTTCTCTTCTCATAAGAAAAAATTCTCTTGGGTCGCCTTCTGGTATATGGTATAACATATCGTAAGCAGAACAGCCGTTAGATAATTCTTCAAGTTCTAAAGTTGACCATGCCACTTGGTTTGAACTTGTAATGTTGTCATCATCTAAATATTCTTGGGCTGTTTCGTATCTAACTAAACTCATGGTTTTATTCCTCCCACTCATTTTTAAGTTGATATTCTTTCCCCGTAAATTTCACTGGAAAATGTGATTTGTTTTTTTCCAGTATATAATCCACTAGCTCGTTAAATTCTTCATCGGTCGCAGTTTGCTCATGACCTCCGTCAAATTCTCGCTTAACAATTTTTCCATTCTTGACCCAGTAAACTCCATTGTCGCCATTGTCTGTGTCCATGTTTGCATAAACACCCACGCCAATGGATAGAGTTCCTCCAAGAAAGTTTGAGATAACTTGGCAAAGTCTAGCTAGTGAATATTGGTCATCCCCTAACCTGACGCCAAGTATCTTGGCACATTTTAGAAAAGCTTCAACGCTAGGGCGTCCACCATTCCAATGTAAATAAATTGATGGGCTATACTTTTTTGGCACGCCCTCAACTTTCGTAGATATTACGGCTCTATTTCCCATAATAAATTTTCTCCATAACACAATTACATAATTGCAATTGATAGTATTATTATCAGATATTATATACAAAATGTAAAGTAAAAAAAGCAGGTGGCAAAATAGGAAGGTAAGACCATAACAAAGTTTCTGCGATCCGATCCGTTTATATTTTGTGCGAGCTAGTGCATAAAAATATTTCTGCGAGCGAGTGCATAGAATATTTTAGATATAGATCTATTTGATATAGATCTATTTGCATACACAAAAAAAGCCAGGCACAAGTCCTGGCTCTTTAAGTCTTTGCTATCTAGTCTTCTTCTTCTAGATAACCTTTGAATGCTCCCAGGTATATTGCTGTAGCTATCACTAATGCTATTAGTGAAGATAGAGATAACAACATAGCTAAGAGTATAAATATTTCATGTAGCATTTTAACCTCTCTTAATTTATAAAAATTCCAATTACAATACCTATCATCAAACAGATCAAATAGTTTCTATTTCTTTTTGGTCTTGTCTTATTCCAAAAATCTATCTCGTAACAATTCCATTTATTATTTTTCATTTTCTCCCCCTTAAAGTTTTATAGTCTTTCTTGGTTGCTTTACCATCTAAAAGTCTATCAAGTGCTTTAAGTTCTTTTAGTGAAAAAGTATTAATTTTATCTACATTAACAGTCTTATGAAAAGACGGCATTTTTATTTCTTTTGTATTTTTCATAATAAAAGCCAGGGCATTTCTGCCCTGGCACTCCTATTAGATGTCTGTAAAAATGACATCAAATCCATAATAGGTTTCAAGATACCAGTCTTGATTGGTCTTAGGCCAAGTATAACTTTCAGGATGAGATCCTAAAGAATAGCCTACGCCCCAATCAAATGGTCCAGCTTCATAAGTAACCCAAATGTCACCCTCATTAATTTCCCCAAATTTATTGTGGTCTTTCATTATTGAGACTTCGCATTTTGGATCATGCCCATTGAGTTTGGCAACTTCACATAAAGCTTTGTAAAGTTCCTCGGCTGCCTGTTCTTTGCTGACCTCTCGATCAGCAAAGTTAGGCATTAGATTATTAGGTAATCTTTCCATTACGCTACCCTATCCCTTAGAGTTACAACCATAGTTGGCTTAACTTCATAGCCTTGTCTATGTCTTACATGATAGTGAATTTCATTCTTACTATCTCCTATCATGCCATCAATAGAAACTGAATTTCTAACAGGCTCAATAGTATTGGTTTCATTGGTCCAAGTCTTCCAACCTTTGCCAACAAGTATTGAGTTTGGTCTAACAATTAAGTTAGACTTTACAGCATTCTTAATTCTACTTTCAGCAGAGTTAAGTTGCTTTTTACATTCGAGATAATCCATCACAGATTTATCCCTTTCAAGTTTAGCAATTTTATTTGCTAACCTTTTTCTTAAAACTAAGTCTTTCATAGTTTCTCCAATTAACAGTAACCTTAATTGATTACTTACAGTAATCTTAACATATTAATTATACAATTTGTATAGTATATTAAAAATAAATACTACTTTTTTTTTGGGACTCTTTTGGACGCCAGGGCAAATTATCTAGAAAGTTTTTTTTTAAGGGGGACACCCCAAAAAAAAGTGGTGTATGCTATACGCACGCACATGTAAATAACAATAACCACATACAATTACCAAAAAAATAGATTTGGGACCCCTATTCAGATACTATACTAACAATGAGATGGAGCTTTGACTTTCATAATATAAATATTCCAACTAGCGCCCATGTCTTAGTAAGAGACATCAAACAAAAAAATTATGATCATGACGCTCATGGTAATAAGGTTTGGAACTCTTGCTTGGCTTTGATGGATTATCTATCTGAGGTAGACATAAAAGACCTAGAAGTTATGGATGTTGGTTGTGGTTGGGGTGTGCTTTCTAGTTTTTTGGCAAAAAAAGGCGCCAATGTGCAATCGGTTGATTGTGATAAAAGCATACAGCCTTACTATCAATTGATAAAAGAACTAAACAATACAAGTTCAATGTTAAGAATAGCTGACATAGCAAACTTAGAAGAAAGAGATTTTGCAAATATTGATTGGATTGTTGGTTCAGATATTTGTTTTTGGGATGAACAAATACAAATGTACGTCAAGATGATAAGAACAGCACTTGAATCTGGCGTAGCTGAGATTTTAATAGCTGACCCAGGTAGAGAAACTTTTTGGAAACTAGAACAATATTGCAATGCTTTTTGTAATCCAGAAATTGTAGAGATACAATTAAATAAGCCTAGAAAAGTAAAAGCTTATGTAATGTGTATAGATTCTTGGTGTAGACAATGAAAAACTTTGAGCATGTAGCTGACGATAAATTGCGTGAGATCTTAATGATCAAGGAACGCTTACAACAAATAGATAACAAAACCCGAGCCAAAAAGGATTTTTTGAGTTATATCAAAGCAGTCTGGGACGGCTTTGTTGAGGGCGAACACCATAAACTTTTTGCCCGTAAGCTTGAAGATGTAGCTCGTGGCAAAATAAAACGTCTAATAGTAAACATGCCCCCACGTCACACCAAGTCAGAATTTGCTTCAGTTTATTTTCCGTCTTACATGATGGGCTTGAAACCTGACATGAAAATTATGCAAACCACACACACGGCAGAACTCTCGCAAAGGTTTGGGCGTAAGGTAAGAAACCTTATGGACACCGAAGAATACAAAAGAGTTTTTGACAATGTGACTCTATCGGCTGATTCCAAGTCAGCAGGTCGTTGGGAAACCAGTGCAGGTGGCGAATACTTTGCAGCGGGTGTGGGTGGAGCCATTACAGGTCGAGGTGCTGATTTATTAATCATAGACGATCCACATTCTGAGCAAGATGCACTGTCGCCCTCGGCACTTGAGTCGGCTTACGAGTGGTACACCTCTGGACCTCGACAGCGTTTACAGCCTGGCGGTTCTATCGTTGTAGTCATGACTCGTTGGTCAACACTAGACTTAACTGAAAAATTAATTAGGCGTATGGGTGAGGCTCACGCTGATCAATGGGAAGTGGTTGAGTTGCCAGCCATACTTGATAGCGGTGAACCTTTATGGCCAGAGTTTTGGAAGTTAGAAGAACTCGAAGCTGTGAAAGCATCTTTGCCGATTGCTAAATGGAACTCACAATACATGCAAAACCCAACCTCTGAAGAGGGTGCTATCATTAAAAGAGAGTGGTGGCGTGTTTGGGGCAAAGATCATCCACCAGAACCAAGCTATGTTTTACAGTCTTATGATACTGCTTTTTCTAAAAAAGAAACTGCTGACTACTCAGCCATAACAACATGGGGAGTGTTTCGCCCCAACTCTGATGCTCCTGAGTCTATATTCTTATTAGACGCTAAACGTGGGCGTTGGGACTTTCCAGAACTAAAAGCTATCGCTAATGAAGAATATCATTATTGGCAACCTGACGCAGTTTTGATAGAATCACAAGCAAGCGGCACGCCTTTGACTCACGAGTTGCGCATGGCGGGAATACCTGTAGTTAATTACAGGCCTACCAGAGGCAAAGACAAGACAACTCGTGTGCATTCTGTCGCTCCAGTGTTTGAGTCTGGATTGGTTTGGGCGCCTGATACCATTTTTGCCGAAGAAGTGATAGAAGAATGTGCAGCTTTTCCTTACGGAGAGAATGATGATTTCGTTGACTCTATGACTCAAGCTGTATTAAGATTTAGGCAAGGGAACTTTATAAGCCTCTATTCAGATTTAGAGGATGAAGAAATAGAACCACAACCGAGGATATATTACTAATGGCAATAGCAAAAGGAATCAAAAAAATTTTAAAAAGTGTCAAATCTAAACAAAATAAAATAAGAAAGAAAAATGAGTTGCTAGACCAACAAGATCTAAGTAAGTTAGCGAAGCCTATACCTGCTTCAACCGATCAGATGAGAAAAAACATTTCACCTGCTCTTGCAGGCGCATTAGGTATAAGTGTTGGGGCAAGCCAAGCACAAGCAATGAAAGGTGGCGGTGTAGCAGGAAATTTCGCAAAAGGAGTTGGTAAAGGTGCAAAGGCGGCAGCAAGAGGACTTTACAGAGCAAAAACTGGACCTCTACAAGTGGCTTCAGCAATTTCTAGTGCAATAGCTCCAAGCTCTAAATTAACAGCAGCTTTAAATAAAGCAGCAAAACCTTTTAAGAAAGGCGGAGTAGCCTCTTCAAAATCAAAATCTTCAGGAGTCGCTCTTAAAGGTTTTGGTAAAGAAATAAAATAATGGCTGACATTGACAAAGCTATAAGCGTTGACGAACAGATAGACCTAGAAGTTAGGGATAGAGATAAGTCAATGGAGGTTGAAGTCCCTGAAGAAGAAATTCAAGATATTGAACAGTTTGAACAGTTAGAGGATGGTACTCTAATTTTTGGCGGTGCTTTACCACCCCCAGAAAATACTGATTTTTATGCCAACTTAGCTGAGATTATGGATGATGATGATCTTGCTAGAGTTAAGATAGATATTTTAGATGGCGTTGAATCTGATAAAGCCTCTAGAGAAGATTGGGAAAAAACATACAGAGATGGTCTAGAGTATCTCGGCATGAAGTATGAGGATAGAACTCAACCCTTTGAAGGTGCGTCTGGTGTTATGCACCCACTATTAGCAGAGTCAGTTACACAGTTTCAATCACAAGCTTATAACGAGCTACTTCCTACACAAGGTCCAGTTAAAACTCAAGTATTAGGTCAAGCTAATCCACAATCAGATCAACAAGCATCAAGAGTGCAAGAGTTTATGAACTATCAACTCATGCACGTTATGAAAGAGTACGAGCCTGAAACAGATCAGCTACTGTTCTATTTACCCCTCTCAGGCTCGGCTTTCCGTAAAGTTTATTACGATCAAAATTTAGGTCGAGCAGTTTCTAAATTTATTCCTAGTGAAGACTTAATAGTTCCTTACTCAGCAACAGATCTATATAACGCTACTAGAGTTACTCATGTTATTGACATGTCAAAGAACGATGTCAAAAAACTACAACAAATTGGTTTCTACAAGATGATAGATATGTCTGGTGACTACAGCCCAGAGGACTATGACCAAGTACAAGAAGAAATAGATGAAATACAAGGTGTTGAGCCAAGTTACTCTGAAGATGATAGGTGTGAAATATTTGAAGTTCATACAGAACTAGACTTACCAGGCTTTGAAGATAAAGACCAAAATGGTGAAGAAACAGGTATAAAGCTACCTTATATTGTAACCATATCAAAAACTAACAATGACATTTTATCTATTAGAAGAAACTACAAACAACAAGACCCATTAAAAGCTAAGATAAACTATTTCGTTCAATATAAATTTTTACCAGGTTTGGGCTTTTATGGTTTTGGTCTAACTCACATGATAGGTGGGTTATCAAAAGCATCAACTTCTATTTTAAGACAGCTAATAGACGCTGGAACTTTATCGAATCTGCCCGCAGGCTTTAAGGCTAGAGGCATTCGCATCCGTAATGACGATCAACCATTACAACCAGGAGAGTTCAGAGACATGGACGCTCCAGGTGGAAGTTTGCGAGACGCCTTTGTGCCATTGCCTTTCAAGGAGCCGAGTCAAACTCTCCTCTCTCTCTTAGGCATCTTGGTAGATAGTGGTAGGCGTTTCGCATCTATTACAGATATGCAGGTTGGCGATGCTAACCAAAATGCACCAGTAGGGACTACAGTAGCTCTGTTAGAAAGAGGTACTAGAGTTATGAGTTCTATTCACAAAAGATTACATGCCAGTCAAAAAATTGAGTTTAATTTATTAGCAAAAGTATTTTCTGAATATTTACCACCAGAATATCCATATTTAACAGCTAATGGCAATCAACAAATCAAGGCACTAGACTTTGATGAGCGTGTTGATGTCATGCCTGTATCAGACCCAAACGTATTTTCCATGAGTCAAAGGGTTATGTTGGCACAGGAAATGTTAAGAACAGTACAATCTAATCCACAAATTCATGGTCCTAGCGGTTTGTATGAGGCATATCGTAGAATGTATGCGGCCATGGGAGTTCAAAATATCGAGCAGTTGCTCCCACCACCACAACCACCTCAACCAATCGACCCTGCAAGTGAGAATGCAAGTTTGATTTCGGGAGTACCTGCTCAAGCCTTTCCAGGACAAGATCATGATGCACACATTCAAACTCATTTGTCTTTGTATAACACTGTTACTGCTCAAAGCAATCCACAGGTGCTATCACTTATTCAAGCTCACATTTATCAACACATATCATTTAGAGCTTCAGAGATAGTTGATTTACAAAACCAACAAGACCCAGAGTTTCAAAGTTTTATTCAACAACTTCAACAGTTGCCACCAGAACAGGCACAACAGTATCAACAACAATTACAAGATTCGGTAGCAAAAAGTATTGCTCAAACATCTTCACAACTTATGCAACAAATCAATCAAATATTTATGCCACCACCAGCTGCCCCTGACCCATTAGTTGAGTTAAGAAGTAAAGAGCTAGATATTAAAGCTGATGATGTGCAAAGAAAACGTGAAGAGTTTGTGCAGAAACAAGAGTTTGATGCTATGAAGTTAATGCAATCTGGTCAGTTAGCAGAGGAAAGATTAAATCTACAGCGTGATATTGCACAAATGAAAGACGACATAGCAAGAGATAGGTTGGATCAATCGACACAATTCAAATCTTTAGAATTTTTCAAAGACAGATAATGGCAATGAATAGAGCCTCGATGGGCAAACAAATATCAAAGTCGCCAAGAAAAAGATCATCAAAATTACGTTTAAAAAAATCTAGCTTAAAAGGACTCAAAGGTTCTAGAGCTATGATGAAGCCTAAAATTAAAAAACTAAAAATAAGAAGATTTAAAGGCACAAGAAAATAAACTTGGGTGAAAAAATTTAATCCAAAAAAAATAATAAGAGCTTGGTCTAAAGAAGTTTTAGAACCTAAATCAGATTTTCATAATGGCTTACCAGCCTGTCCTTTTGCTAAAAAGTCTTGGCAAAACAAAAGAGTTAAAATACAAGTTTGTCAAGAGGATGATTGGTCAGACTTAACAGATTCTATTGTAAAGTTTGATGACAACACTGATGTTTTAATTTACGTTAATAATAATTGGAATCATATTACTGATACTGAATTTGATGCTAGGGTGGACATTATCAATGCTCTAGGTATAAAATTAGATTTGTGGGTCATGTCTTCACATCCAAACCATGAGGATAAACCTGGGTTTGAAAACAATGAAGACTTAGATCCGCATGATTCCATGTATATGGTTTTCGTTCAAAAACATAAAGAGTTAGTGGACGCATCTGATAAAATAAAGCAGTTAGGGTATTACTCTAATTGGCCAAAAGAAGTATTTAACGAATTTATAACTAAAAGGAAACTAAAATGCGACAAAAAATGAAAAACGGATCTAAGAAATCAGGAGTTAAGAAACTTAAAGGTGGATCTAAAAAATCAGGCGTTGTTATGGGTATCAAAAAGCTTAAAGGCGGATCTAAAAAATCAGGTCTCTCTGCTAGAAGAAACTCTATGCGTATGAAGAAAAACTCTAAGAAAAAATCTGTAAAGAAAAGAAGTAGATAATGCCTTTAAAAAAAGGTAGCGGTAGAAAGGTAGTTTCTGCTAATATAAAGAAATTAATAAAAGAAGGTCGTCCACAAAAACAAGCTGTGGCGATTGCACTGAGTAAGGCAGGTAAAAATAAAAATGGCAAAAGAAGCAAAAAACGAAGTCGAAATAAAAGATCAAGGTAGTGTTCCTTTAAAAAAACAGGAAGTAATACCTAACCCTGGCGCACCAAAACCTTTTGGCTCTGGAGAGGCAAGAGGCGGTGGTATCGCTTTGAGGGGTAAAAAGTTTCAAGGAATATTTTAATGTTTCCTAGATTGTTTGGCGGACTAGGTGGCTTTGGTGGTTTCAGAAGTAGACTACCATTTGGTATGCCACAAGGGTTTGGTAATCCTTTTGGGTTTCAATCAAGCCCAAGATTAATAGAGGGTGGACCATCATTCTTTATGCCACCAAGTTTTGGCATGCAGTTTCCATCAGCTATGGGACCAATGGGCTTTGGTAGTCCATTCGGTGGCTTTGGCGGTTTTGGTGGACTAGGCGGTTTTCAGCCTGGATTATCACCACTATTAAGTCAGTTTGGTCAGTTCGCTAGACCAATGCCAAGACCTCAACCACAATTTGATTTTCAATCTTTACTATCACCTTTCACTTCTCAGATAGAAGATTTACAAAGACAGCTTGCAGAACTGCGAGGATCATCAGGCGAAGGAAGTGATATACCACTACCACCACCTCAAGGACGACCAGCACCTATTGATCCATTCAGAGAAGGTGTTAGACCAACCGAAATCTTTGGGCCAGATGGACAGATTATTGGACCAGCAGGTAGTTCAGAAGATTTAATGATGCCACCTATGGTTGGTGGACCTGTTAGAGATGAAGCCGTTCCTCTAGACCCACCTATCATGGATGCAGGCGGAGGTTTCCCAGGAGGCGCACAAAGTGGAATGCCAGTTGATGATGGAATGCCAGTTGGTGGTGCGATAAATGATCCTAGAATATCAGTAGATGCCTCACCATTAGGACCACCTATGCCCGTATTGCAAGAGCCACAACCAATAGATAAACCTATGCCAATGCCACCAGTAGAAGTGCCACCAGCACCAATACTAAACGATCCTTTTAGAGGTCCAGTTGAAGTGCCATCAATACCAGGGGTGCAGCCAGGAGACTTAAATCCTGTATTGCCTGGAGTAATAAATATAGATCAAGTACCATTCCCTGTTCCAGATTTTAGTGGCAGAGAAGGACCGATGGGTATTGTTGGACCAGCACCGAAGAGATCACCATTTATGCCATTACCACCTGCAAGAACAATGCCTGTGCCACCAGCACCAATAATGCCTGGTAAAATGCCTAGTCCAATAAATCAAATTATAGGTGATGTAAAACCTATTATAGGTGATGTAAAACCTATCAGACCAAGACCACCAGTATCTCTACCATTGCCTGTTCAAGACTTAGGACCAATAGGTTCTATGTCTGGTATGCCAGGTATGGGTAGAGGACCTTTTGGTAGATAAGACGTTAATTTTTTAGGAGAGTTTAAATGGACGGCATAAAATTAGCCGAATATGTTTTAAAAATTATTAGGCAAAGAGAGTCTCAGATTGTTGACAGCATATCTTCTGGCAATGTAAAATCCATGGAAGAATACAAATATTCTATTGGGGCTTTATCAGAGTTAAGATCCTTAGAACAAGATTTAAAAGAAACTCTGCAAAGATATGACATCGATGAGTGAAATCGCAAAAGAAAATATAGAGAGTAAAAAAACTGTTAGTTCAGATACTGATAGTTCCATCAAAAGATTTGAAGAAAGATTAAAGAATCAAAAACCTCAAGAGCAGAGTCAACCAAAAGAAAAACAAGAACAACAAGAAGAAAGGTCTGAACTAGACATGGCTTTCGTTGAGGAAGACCAAAGAGTTCTAGACCCAACTTTACTTAAAAAATCATTAATTGATAGAATGCCCGACCCTACAGGTTGGCGTGTTTTGGTTTTGCCCTATCAAGGTAAAAGCACAACCGATGGCGGTATTCAATTAATAAAATCCACCTTAGATAGGGAGTCTCATGGGACTATGGTTTGTTATGTTTTAAAAACAGGACCATTAGCCTATAAAGACAAAAATAGATTTGGTGGTAGCGCTTGGTGTAAAAAAGGGGATTGGGTACTAATCGGCAAATATTCGGGTGCCAGATTCCTATTGGAAGATGATCATGAAGTAAGGATTATAAATGACGATGAAATCATCGGAAAAATTTTAAATCCTGATGATATTAAAACTTTGTGAGGAAAATATGTCGCAAGAAGCAGAAAAGGTAATAGATGTTGATATATCTGAAGAAAAGATAGAAAAAGCAGCTTTGCCTGAAAATAAAAGAGTTGAAGAGGAAATCTCAGACTCAAGCGTTGAGGTTGGCATTGATGAAAATGTTACACCTGTCACTGAAGATGAAGTTCAGGAAGACTTTGATGTCTCTAAAAAAGTAGAGCATGAATCAAAAGATCTTTCTGAGGTTGAAAGAAGAGCAGCTTATGCTCAGAATAGAATTAACAAAGCTGTTGCTCAAGCCAAAGAATATCAAAGAAGAGAACTTATGGCTTTGCAATATGCTAAAGAGTTAAAGCAACAAAACGAACAGCTTACTAACCATCAGCAAAGTTTCGCTAACAACTATAGTGAGGAGGCTTCTGCTAGAATAGATAGTCAAATTACTTTAGCTAAACAGGCTTTAAAACAAGCCACCGAAGCTGGTGATAGCGATGCTGTAGCGAAAGCTACTGAGGCTTTAACATTAGCAAGTGCTGATAAGTCTAGAATAGATCAATACAAGCAAAGTCTAGCTCAGTATCAACAATACTATGAAGCTAACCCTGATCAAAATTTACAGAATTATCAACCACAACAGGTTCAAGAGTTCAATGAACCATCTGCTAAAGCTCAAGATTGGGCAGCAAAAAATGATAGTTGGTTTAATAAAGACCCTGTAGCAACTAATGTTGCTTATACTATTCATGCAGATTTGGTGCAGAAAGGCTTTGACACCGAGAGTGATGAATATTATCATGAGATAGATAGAAGATTAAGGGAAGAACTCCCTAATAAGTTTAATAACGTGGAAGCAAACAAACCCGTCCAGACAGTTGCTTCACCATCACGCAACACATCGACAGGACGCAAAAAAAATCGTATCGAATTGACACCGAGCGAACAGCAACTAGCTAAGAAACTTGGAGTGTCATTTAAAGATTACGCAATACAAAAAGCGAGGTTACAAAAATCATGAGCGATAAAGATTTAAAACAATCGAGATCTACTAGAGAAGTAGAAAACAGAAAGTTCGAGGAACGTGATCAAGTTTGGAAACCACCAGCAGCGCTGGATATTTCAATAGACCCACCTCCTGGAAAAACTTTTAGATGGATTAGATCCGATATATTAGGTCAACCAGACAAAACTAATATATCAAAAAGATTTAACGAGGGTTTTAAACCCGTAACGGCAGAATCTTTTCCAAATGGCCATGGTTTACCTGTAGTCGATGAAGGTCGTCACTCAGGAGTAATCGGTGTTGGCGGTTTAATTCTTTGTGAAATAGATAATAAAATCTTAGAGCAAAGAAGAAATTATTATAAAAATATGACCGACAACCAAATGAGAGCTATTGAGAATGACCTTATGCGTGAGGAAAACCCTGCAATGCCTATAACTAGAGAGTTAAAAACAAGGGTCACATTCGGAAAAGAGTAGGTTCTTTTTTCCGTTATTTAATTTTTTAATATAGGAGCCTTGTGAAAACAAGGATTTAATAAAAATGGCAAACCAAGATAAACCATTTGGGTTTAAGCTAGTAGGTAACTTGTCTGGTGTAAACAACCATAGAGTTAACGAATACAATATTGAATCTGGCTCAACCCAAGGGATCTTCTCAGGAGACCCAGTAAAAATGTTAACAGGCGGTTTCATAGACGTAGCTGATGCCGCAGGTGACGTTAAAATACTAGGAATCTTTAGAGGATGCCAATATGTCGATGCGAATAGCAAAGAAGTTGTCTATTCCGCCCATTTCCCTGCTGCTAAAACAGCAACAGGAGATATAGTAGCCTTTGTTGAGGATAACCCTAATAACCTATACGAAGTTCAGTGTACTGGTTCTTTAGCTAGAACAGACATTGGTGCTAACGTAGATATTGCTTACACAGCAGGATCAACAGTTAGTGGCCAATCAAAAGCAGAAATTGCTTCTTCATCTGGTTCAGGAACAGCTAACTACAGATTAGTTGGTGTTTCAAAAGATTCAGAAAACAATGAATTAGGTTCAGCTAACGTCAACATGATTGTTAAGATTAACGAACATGCTTATGATCAGTTAGCAGGAGGTGTATAAGTCATGGCTATAAATAGAGCGCAATTAGCAAAAGAACTCGAACCTGGATTAGCTGCACTTTTTGGGCAGGAATATAACAGGTACGAAAATGAGCATGCAGAAATCTTTGAAACTGTTTCATCAGATAGAGCGTTTGAAGAAGAAGTAATGATTGTTGGTTTTGGTAATGCACCAGTTAAACCTGAAGGAGAAGGTGTCTCATTTGACAACGCTTCTGAAGGATTTACTGCTCGTTACTCACACGAAACAGTCGCTTTAGCTTTCGCACTTTCAGAGGAAGCAATCGAAGATAACCTGTATGACAGATTAGGTGCTAGATATACAAAAGCACTTGCAAGATCTATGTCTCATACTAAGCAAGTAAAAGCAGCAAATGTTCTTAACAATGCTTTCAGTTCCAGTTTCCCTGGTGGTGATGGCGTAGAGCTTTGCTCAACTGCACACCCATTAACAGGTGGCGGAACATTTGCCAATGAGCCATCAACAGATGCTGACTTAAATGAAACATCTTTAGAAGATGCAATCATTAAGATTTCAACATTTGTAGATGACAGAGGTCTTATTGTCGCACTTCAACCTAGAAAGTTGGTTGTACCACCTCAGTTACAGTTTGTGGCTGATAGATTGTTACAATCTCCAGGAAGGGTTGGAACTTCAGATAATGATATTAATGCTATCAATAACATGGGATCTATTCCAGAAGGTTACGTTGTTAACCATTTCTTAACAGACCCAGACGCATTCTTTGTATTATCAGATGTTCCTGATGGTTTCAAACACTATGAGAGATCTCCTCTCCAAACTTCTATGGAAGGTGACTTTGATACTGGCAACGTCAGATTCAAAGCTAGAGAGAGATACTCATTTGGATTCTCAAATCCAAGATGTGTGTTTGGTTCTAAAGGTGCGTAACACCTAGTCGATTTAATCGATGTTTAGGGGTCCTTTTTGGACCCCTATTTTTTTGACTTAATTTTTTACTTATAGTATATTTTTCTTGTTACCTAAAGTAGCGAGATGAATAATTTAGAAAAAACATCTTTAGCAGATAGTCCATGTATAGGCAGGTGTAGCACCACCTGGGGAGATATAATTTGTAAGGGTTGTGGTAGATCTGAAAAACAAATAAGAGAATGGCATGGTTATACCAACTTAGAAAAAAAACTGATAAACTTATCAATCGCAAAAAAATTTCATGCAATGAAAAAGATTAACGGAAAAGAACACCCTTTAAAAAGAATAGATGAAAAGATACTAGGCGCTCAATGTTTAGTTGAAATGGTGGGTTCTGAATTAATAGACCTTTATGGCAAAAATCCTAAAATAGAAAAATCTTATAAAAATTTGTACGAAGCGGCTAAACTTCTAAAAGAAAGCAAAAGTAATTTACCTATTGATATATAGATTTCTGTAATATAGAATTTAATAGTTAGCATAATGAGGCACATGGTGTGTTCCATTTAAAGAATAGGAGTTCTTATGTCTAATCCACATTTTCAAAATTTAATTTTATGGGCAGGTAATACTGTCGCTTCGAAGTCTAAAAAAGACTTACCTATGTTTCAACCATATCCGTCAGATCAGACGTATTATGGGTACTTTAATGATTTTATGAGTTATAACTCAGGTGACTGGACCATCACATCAACAGATGGTGGTGGCGATTCTGGTGAAGTAATTCAGATTACCAGTGGTGCAGGTGGTCAACTTATCATCACCACTAATGATGCAGATA